TCTTAATATAAAATAATTATCATTCGATTGATCGTGTGTAGATTTTACTCTTGGTGTATAACTAGATGCCTTAACACCAAAAAAACCGGACTTGCAATAATCAATATAAACTTTATCCAATATCTTATAATTTTGTAGTGATATACTATCATGCATGAGTAGCCGATCTAGGCTTGTTTGATCTATGATCTTTATTCTTGCCTTATTACCATTGCCATAAAACTCTGCTTTAGCAGTATGATGCCCACCATATACATCTATCCTATTGTGTTTTTTTTCTTCTTTTTTAGAAATCGATGTCTTTGTATTCTTTTGGTTCATAATAATTTCTATATTTTTTATTTTTATTATCCGGTTCTAGCATCTTGGATGCACTAGTCACAGCCACGTATCTAGATGTTATTTTATCATATTCTATTTCACAATCTCCAATAGAACCTACCCAAGAAAATCTACATTTCCAAACAAATATCTGACTTACGTTACTGCTTGATGCATTTGGTCTGTGAACAGTAAGACCTACATCAGATTTGCTGAAGAAACTAGCTGAACCGGCTATATCATAACCTTTTGGTGGTGGAACAGTTCCATCTTCTTTTTTAACCATCTTTGTTGGATGAGCGACAAACCATATATGAATACCATGTGCTTGTGCAAATACTCTTAACTTAGTTAGCATGTCAGAAATCCAATCTGTCTCAGATGTCTTTATGTCTTTTTCTATGTAATTGTAAGGATCAATTACACATCCTCTTATACCAAACCTAAGCACAGCCGTTTTTAATCTTTCTAAAATGCTGTCTAGTGTTGATAAAGATCCATCAGCTTGATATAAAAAACAAAAATTTTCTGAAACAAATTTCTTTCCTTTCTCCAATTCATCTGTAGTAATTCTAGGTGTTAAGCCATCAAAGAATGGCTTGCCCACATACTTGCTTATTAATTTGGCTATATGTATTCGTGGCTCGTTTTCAAAAGAGCATATACCAAACTTCCATCCCTTTTCTTTAGTGATGTTAATCATTATCTGATCTACAAACTCTGATTTACCGGATGATGGATGACCGGTAACAACTGTTAACTGCCCCTCGACAACTGTATACAGCTTATCAACGTCTACGTATCCGGTGCTTACACCACTACCAACACCATTCTCATATATCTCATCTACTTGTTCATAGAAATGATTAGCATCATATAAACCGGAGACCGGATATGGGATTGAGTTTGCGACAATATCTGTAAGCTTTTCCTTACCATGCTTAACAAGTATTTCATTGGCATCTTTACAGTCATCCGGATAAACAATTTTAAAACATTTGTCTTTACCAACTCTCCTAGCTAGTTCCTCTTCCATTGCTTGACCGGCTTGATCATTGTCCATAGCAATTATTATTTTCTTGCAGTTGTCTAGCTGTTCTTTTGAGTTCCAAATAAATTTAAATTTACTATCTTCACGAGGATCTATTTTGCCATCAACAACTTTCATGACAGCACCATGAGGTATAGAGATGCAATTTGTGTAGCCAACTTCCATAAAGGATAGGCAGTCCATCTCCCCCTCACAAATAATTATGTCTTCATCTTTTTCCAATTTGTCTGCATTGTAAAATTTTTCAGCTTTGCCAAAACTTGAAAATCCTTTGTCCGGAAAAGATCTTATCTTTGCAAAGTTGTAAATGCCATTATTGTTTTCATAAGGAAATACTAAACAAGGCATCTCTTTTTTTACTGATCCAATGTAATGATTTGTAAATTTTACTCCGGCTTTATCTGCTGTCTCCTTTGAGATACCTCTGCTAGATAAGTATTGCATGCTACCATTATATTCATCAACTTCAGACCATTTTTCTGCAACATTCTTGTTTATACTGACAACTTTTTCTTCTTCATGGATTTTCTTTTTCATAAAAAATTTATTCTCATCATTAAACTTAACACCACCATCTTCTCCACAATGCCAACAATAATACATTATTACACCATCGTGTATCTTTAAAGATAATGTTTTTTGATCTCTTTTTTTTCTATGATGGGAACAAAATGGGCATGTCGCTTTATGCTGACCATCCCCAAGATTAAGGGCAACATTCCTTATTGAGTGTTTAATCTCCATTCTATATCTCCTTGCTACACAAAAATATAATTATTTTAAAACAAAGATATCGTCAACAAGTTTTTTTGAGTTTAATATTTATAAATATTCTACAGAAGTTTATATATATATATTATATATATTTATATTTATAATATTTAATATTTATAAATATTATAAAACCAATGCTCTATTTTGGATAACTTTTTTTAATCTCTCTCCTAAAAATCTAGCAACAACTGATTTGCTAGTTAAAATTTCTTTTATCATTTTTCTTAATCTGTCTGCTTCTAAAGTAGCTAAATCGCAAACATTATCGAAGTCACTAGACATGACCCACTCTGCAATAGCTAATTTTTCTTTTTCATTTCCTAAGTATGAATCAGAAATCGCTTGGCAAATCACATGTTTCCAAAGGCGAGACTCTGATGTGAGTTCGTGGTGCTGATTTATCCAAACCCCAGTAAACAATTTTTTGTTTGACTTGCCTATCATTAACATAAATTTTCCCTTGCATACAATCTAGGATTACACTCTCATCCAAATCCGGTCTTCTTGATGCATAATGTATAATTAACTCTACTTTTACACTTGTTTCAATAAGATTTTCTAATTTAGGGCATTGTTCAGCAAATAATTTTTCATAATCTCTAGCTTTTTGAGATTTTATAAGTGCCATTCTTTTACCAAAATGTACTATTTTCCTTGAATTAGCTTTGGATGCCGGTTCCCCATAAACTATAAAATTAAAACTTTTATTTATTTCTATTGACATTATGTTACCTATATATATATTTATTGTAGCATAATAGGAGATAAATATGAAAATTACCAATAACTTTGGTATGCCACAACCTTTCGTAGACTTTGCCATAAACGACAAATACAGTAAAGGTTTAGCTGACATATCAGTAACATCTCTCATAGACAGTCCTAAAGTTAAAATAATGAAAGATGTGTACAATGAAGAAATAGAAGTTGATGCTGTAGACATGGTTTGGGCATTATTTGGTACTGCCGTACACTCAGTTCTTGAGCAATCAAATCCATCAAAAAATGTTATTACTGAAGAAAGGCTTTACTCAAAGTTAAACGGATGGATCATATCCGGAGCTTTAGATAGACAAGAAATTGAGAACGGAATAACAACAATTATTGACTACAAAGTGACATCAGTTTGGTCAGTAATTTATGGCAAAATTGAATGGGAAAGACAGCTAAATTGCTATGCTTGGCTATTAAGAGATAAGCATATGAAAAACCAAAATGAAGTTGGTGCTTTAAAAATATGTGCAATTTTAAGAGATTGGAACAGAAGAGAAGCAGAAAGAAAAGAGAACTATCCAAAGGCTCCTATTGTTTTTGTTGATATACCATTGTGGGATAAAGAAGTTGCTCACAATTATGTTTCAGAACGGCTTTCCAAACATCAAGAAGCACAAATGAATTACGATGTTAATAAAGAGTTTTCACTTTGCTCTGATGAAGAAATGTGGAAAAAGAACGATGCTTGGGCAGTAAAGAAAAAAGGTCAGAAAAGAGCATTAAGAGTTTTAGATACTGAAGAAGAAGCTATTAAGTATATGAAATGGCACAATGAAACTGACCAAGCCTATATGAAAAAATCAGATTTAGAAATTGAGTTTCGTGGTGGAGAATATACACGATGTGGCAACTATTGTTCAGTTGCAGAGTTCTGTAGTCAATACAAGGAGAGATTAAATGAAAGAAAATAAAGTAAATAAAATAATTAAGAATAGTGGTGCAGTTAAACTTAAACCTAAGATATCCGGCACAAGAAAAAAGGATGCATCATTGATAGCTGATCACATAGTGGAAGCAACTAGTAAAGGCAAGCCTATTAAAAGTTTTTTCTTGGTTAGATGGTTTACCTACATAGGTAATAAATATAACAAATTCGTAAATAAAATGTTTGGAATGTAAGATGAGCGATAAAATAGATTTATGTTACTTGCCAACTAATGGTCTCTGTAAAATTAATGAACTATTAGATGATAGCTTTTTCCCAAGCAATAAAGAGAATGTGATTACTCAAGAATTAATTACATATGAAAAGATTAAGGGTGGAATAAAGAAAACTACTTTTAAAAGAAACTTTTTAAATAAAACTCATTACGACAGTACTTGTTCAGAGATATTGTCAAATGAATAAAATGAAAGAAAGAGGGGATAAAAATGAAAAGTGATATACCGGAAAGAGTTACCGAAACTCTTAAAGAGATAGGGATGGCACCTAATGATGCCGGTTGGAATTGCCATGGCACATATGTTTTGTTGCATAAGGCATTGGAGAAAGTGGCTGTTCATAAGAATATAGTTTTTAACGAGCCTACAATTTTAGAATGTAATTCTGAAAAGAAAATTGTCAGTTTGTTGGTAACCGGAACTATGGGAGATAAATCTGAATGGTCTATTGGAGAAGCATCCCCATATAATAACAAGAATAGTTATCCATATGCTATGGCAGAGAAAAGAGCCAAGGATAGAGTTATACTAAAGCTAGTTGGTCTTCATGGCGATGTTTATGCAGAGGATGAAGCTGATGCTTTTAAAGAAGCTAGACCGGATGATATCAAAGGTGGAACCATTGAAAAAAACTTCGAGGAAAAAAAAGAAGATCCAATTGAAGAAAAAAAAACAATTGAAATTAAAGATATAAAAACAGATAAGATTGAATCTTTTTCTGACAAAGATGGTGCAAAGGACATTAAAAAAATAATACTGACCTTTATGCCGGATACCAACATAGAAGAGCTTAGAAGTTTTAAAAACTCTAATGCAGAAGCTTTAACTAAATTAAAAGAATTTGACCAAGAAACATTTGGAGAGGTTTCAAATGCTTTCATAGAAAGGGCAAATAAACTCAAATCACAACAAAAGGAGATTTAAATGAGTGATGATAACGGCTACCCACCAAGTGGAACTTTGTTTATGGCTAAAACTAAGAGAACTGAAAGATCTCCGGATTATTCCGGACAGTTTGAGGTTTCTCATGAGGTCGTAGAAGATTTAGTAAGACAAATGAAAGATGGTGTTCGAAAACCAATCTTTAATATTGCCGGTTGGAAAAAATATAGCGACAAGACCGGAACATCTTTTTTATCTTTGAGGGCGAACATATACGAGCCACCAAATCAAGATAAAGATTTTGGTATTAAAAATGGTAACGGAAATTCAAATAGTAATTTTTCCGGATTAGAAGATATACAATTTTAATGGAGATTTAAATGGAAGAAGAAAACAGAGTTCCTAATATCAACTTTGAAGCTGTCAAAACATCCATGATGCAAGACAAAAACGGAACTAATATAAGGCTAACTATACATCCTAATGACGTTCCGGCTGAACTACACAAAGATTGGGTAGGCTCTAGGTACATGGTTGTTATGGTTAAACTAAACGATGACGACACTCCGGACAAAGGAGATGATAATGCCACGAAAGAGGTCTAAAGACGAGATTGTTGAAAATGCTGAGTATATTACACTTGATGGTTTATCCCATATGCTCATGGTTTCAAAACAATCAGTATATAAAATAGTCAATAACAAGGATAGAAATTTTCCAAAACCTTTTCCTTTACTTAAATCTGAAAAAAGAGACAAATATATTTGGAGTAAAGAAGAGGTTAGAAAATGGCTTGAAGAACAACGTAGTGAAAAAGTTACGTAAAGTTATGACTAGGAAAATGTACGAATCAGAAGATAACTTAGAGAAAGAAAAAAATGTTTTAAGGCACATGTCAGTAAAATGGGATGTGTCTTATTCTAAATTACCTATAAGTTATAAGCTAGATTACTCCATGTATAGAAACGATAAACTCTGTGGATTTGCAGAGGTTAAGTGTAGGAAAAATTCTATGAATGATTTTTCTACATACATAATATCCTTATCTAAGGTTATGAAAGCTAGAAGATTGGCATCTGTTACCGGCACTAAATCTGTGTTGATTGTAAGTTGGTCTGATGCTACCGGATGGATAAATCTATTCTCAGATTTTGAAGTTAAACAAGGTGGTCGATCTGACAGAGATGATTGGCAAGATCAAGAGCCGGTATGTCATTTTCAGATTAGTGAATTTAAAATAATTTCACACTCAGATTTGTCGGCAGCCACAAATTAGATGATAATAAAATTTTACAGAACGTATACGTATTGACACCAGTGGTAATGTCGGTGTTGGTACGGGAAATAAGAGAGAGGAAAATAAATGAGATTATCAGATGGATTTGAAGATGCTTTTGTTGGCACTACAATTGGTGCCTTCAGTAGAAAACAAGTTGCATTATATGATTACCACAAATGTATAATGATATTAATGCATGATCAAAACATGACAGAAGAAGAGGCTATAGAGTATTTTAATTATAACGTAATAGGATCTTGGGTTGGAGAATTTACTCCTATATATATAGTACAGCATAAGATAGAAGAGATAGATCAATATGCAGAAGAACAATAATGTAAATAAGCCAAACCACTATCGCAAAGGCAATATAGAGTGTATTGATGCCATAAAGTCTGCCACAGAAAACGGATACGAGCATTACTTACAGGGCAATATCATTAAGTATATTTGGAGATACAGACACAAGAACGGCTTAGAAGATCTTCAAAAAGCTGAATGGTATCTCAAGGAATTAATTAAAATAAAAAAGAAGTGACTAATGTTCATAAGCCCCGGGGTCTATAGTAGTGCCTACAAAAACGTTATTAATTTGAGTGGTGTTCTAAATCTATGCTAGATAAAAAGTTTACGTAAAGTTTTTGTCTTATGCTCCAACAGCTCAACCGATTTAAATATACTAGTAAAAATAAGCTGTACTACTATCATGCAGTCTGTCTAATGCCTACACTTCTCATTAACAGAATACCTTTTTTCATAATCTCTTGTATTCGTTCTCTACGTAATTTAATAAGTCTTTTTCTAACATCATCTGACAATCTAAGATTTCTTTCCAACTCTTTTATTTGCCTTAATAATCTGTTTCTTGCATTATCTAATGCTTTAAATCTACCAAATATTCTTGTTTCTTCTTTGTATCTATCCATAAGTTTCCTCATAGAATCTACGTCACCTCTTCTTCTAGCTAAATCTAATCTAGAAAAAATCGTGAATAGCTCTTTTCTTTTTTCTAAATAATTTTGGGTATCAACTCTTTCTGATGGCTCTTTAATAATTTTTCTAACGAAAGGTATTCTGTTCTCTAAATTACCCTCAAAGTCTCCGGAAGCAATGGCTGGTATAACCTCATAAACTAAGTTTGCAGATCTTCCTATAAAAGCACCGGCTCCTCCAATAACGTACTCGTAAAAATATTCTACTGTGTCCGGAGATATGTCAATCAAACCACTTTCAACCTCATCGCCACCGGTGTAGTCGTTTAATGTTTGAACAATAAATTTTGATAAAGCACCGGTATTACTCCAATGTGTATAGGCATCAGGTGTGGTTGAAGAAGAATACATAGGTGTTTCTTTGTATATAGGGTCGTTTCTATAGTTTTTGTTAACCATCATTTCTCCTAGTGGCTTAACAGCCGTAGGTAGAAGATATGTCTCTACGTTCTCTATTGCACCAAAAGGTGATAATGTTTCCATAGTTGTGCCAAATACAGAGTTTGCCATTTGCCCAAATGTGTACTCGCCACGTGTGTAGCGACTTAAAGCTCTGCCTAAGTTGAATGGCATGTTAAGTCCGTATGCTAATGGTATTGTGATAAACTTTTCATCAGACAAACCAAATGTTCCAAAAACTAAATTATGTTCTAGAACGTAGTCGTTTAATTTATCGTATTGATTTTGCTCGTCTTCATCTTCAGGGTCTCTTAGGAAAGCCATAAGTTGATCTTGTAATATTCCATATATAATTAATCCACCTAATAACTTTCTTACTTTGGATGACTTACGAGCAGCATTGAATATAGCCATGCTTCCTTGCACAGATGCATTGTAAAATAAAAACAATGAATTCATGAAAACTTTTTCTTCACCACCTTTGGCAAAGTTTACTGTTACGTTCCTCGCTGCTTCGGCAGCACGTGCATCAGTAAATCCTCTCTTTTTTAAATTTGTAAATGTGGCTACACGTACACCATTTTCAATAACTGTATTGTAGTCTTCTAAGAATTGAAGCAAACTCTCTCCCTTTTTAAGAAAAAAGTTGTTCCTATTTAATCCTATAGAGTTTGTGTTACTAATCTTTTGTAACAAATTGTTCAAGTTATTCATTTGATCTTGAACTGTACCCATCATATTGGTAGCGTTCTTACCACCTGCTTTTACAAATTTATTATATTCTTGAGACCAGTAGCTTGAGTCATCGTTATTTCTTAATACTTTTCTTATTCCATTGATAGCACCACCAACATCCCTAATAATCTCTTTAGTTATGCCCTCTGCATCATGCTGTTGTATATTTACTAAAGCAGTCTCTAAGTCCTTTGCAAAGTTAGGGATAACAAATGCTGGGTTATATGATGTATTAACATTAGATAAAAATCTATTAAGCTTAGATAACGCCTGAAATATAACATGACTTGTTTTAGGATCAAAGTGATGTTTAAACGCTCTGGATAAGCTTTCTCTGTAAAAGTTTACGTAAACTTCTTTGCCATCTTCTTTTATTGTAAGTTGATGTGAATTCATCTGATCTTTTTTATCTACGATTTCTGCAAAATTTTGCTGTAAATCTGTAGCCAAAGAATCGTTTATAGCCACACTACCATCTGATTGTTCCTCTTGACCTCTAATTAATCTTAAAAGATCTTGACCTACCTTATTTCTTTCTGATCTATCTATTGCTCTCGTGTTTTGAGAAATTACAGAAGCTAAAATGTTTTCTGCGTATTTAACTCCTCTACCTCTAGCAACAATATCCTCTTTACCCAATGCCCCAAAATAATTTACAGTTCTTCTTTTAACGTTTTTCCTGTCATCATTAAGTTCTAGGTCTTGGTCTAAGTCCCCACGTAAAGGAACATAATGTTTAAATCTAGCTATATTATTATCATATTCTTCTTTAGTTACTAAGCCGCTTTCGTATCTAATATTATTAGTGCTTTCAACTATTCTTTTTACATAAGAATCTATTGATAAAAATATATCTTTGTTACTTTGTTCAAGGCTATCAAACCAGTCTAATATTGCATCAGCTTCAGCATTAGACATACCGGATCCTGTAGGTCTTTTGTGGTCTCTCAATATCTGTGCATTTCTTTCTTTAGCATGCATAGCGTAAAGGTAAGCGTCTGCTAATGCTAACTTATCATCAACAGAAACTTCTAAAGCTCTTTTTATGTAACCTTCATCTTGAGATTGAGCAGCTGCTCTAGCTGATACATTTTTTAATTCTTCTAGTTTAGCTTCAGATATATCAATATTCTTAACTTCTTCTATTAGAGGCTTGACTATTGTTTCTTCTAAATCTTTTGTTTTATCTCCTATAATACCTGTATAATTAACCTCTCTTAGATATGGGTCCATTGCGTCTGCAATTGTGTAGCCTTTATCACGCAACTCATCCATCATTGCACCAACAGGCTGAAAAGAATCTTGATATTTTTGCACTATTACTTGTGCGGCCTGAGATCTTGTTCTTCCAAATAATAATTTATTTGGAACTATTTTTAATATCTTTTCTATAACACTAGATAAATTATCATATCTAATATTTAATTGTGCCTGTGCAATATCACGATCATTTTGTTGTGCTTGCTGTTGCCTTTCTGTAAATGGCGTAGCTCTTATTCTTGAGCGTCTAGTCTCAGGTGTTCCGGTAAACCCTCCTCCAACTCGGCTGTCATCTCC